AAACAAGAGGCTCACAGTTCCCGGAAGAAGGAGTCCCGCCAGTGGAGACTCATCTGGCCGGTAGGAATGGTCGACGCGTGCGTGGAATTCCTTCTCACGAAGGCACACTCTATGGCACAAATCACCGCCTATCAAGAGGGCAAGGCGACCACTTCCACCATTGGGATGGGACACCATGACCCTGGCCACGCGATGACCATCCAACATCTTCTATCGATGACCGGCGGAGACCCCTCTGTCCCTTTGACGTCTTCCGACGCCAAGAGCTTCGACCTCACTGTGCCGCGCCATGCGATCATGGCTAGTGGACTTGCCGTTCTCGCGACGGATAAGGTCTCTACCAAGATCTTCGACCGAGACTATCTCCGTCGTGTGGACCACAGTGAAGAGAGCGCTGCATACCACGTCGACAACCACCCAGACATCGCCAAGTACCGTGTCTTGCGCACTATCATGCGGGCTCACTTTTGCTCCATGTCAGCACACGTACTAGTCATAGGTGGAGAGTTGTTCCGGTTCAACGCTTTCGGCGGTCACGCTTCTGGTCGACCTTTCACCTCTTCAGGAGGGACATTCCATCGCAACGTGACGACAGCCATCGCCAACGACTTCGCAACCATGATCTTCCGCTTCGCCAACTTCATGAAAGCGGCGGGAGACGACGAGTCGCTTGGCTTCAGGCCCAGCCCCGACGCTATGGAGGATTTGAGGTCTATGGGCATCCTGATCAAGGAAGGCTCGCTGATCCACCAGTCCCTCCTTGACGGCGTGACTTTCACCTCCCACCTTTACCAGTTGAAGGACCCCTCTGCGGATCCACTGGTCCAGCTCAACGCCACCGTCACGTTTCTCAACCTCGAGAAGTCGTTGGCCAATCTTGATTTCCACACTCCCGACAAGAAGGAGTGCCCGACGGACCGTCTGGCGGGCATTCTCTACGCGGTGCGCAGCTCTCCGGAGCAGCGCCGCATTGTCTACGACGTGATGGACCACTTTGGTTGGTCGCTCGACCCCGTGGAGGTGGCTGAGTCCCTGGCGGCCCGCAAGGTCACCGAGGTTGGGATCGCCGACGCCCCGGCTGTTGGCTCGGGTTTGATCGGCCCCCGACCGGTCCCTTTGCCCGCCTTGGTCCTCGGCAGGCTTGTCGTGGAGGAGGAGTCGGACGAGCGGGTGCTCGCCCACTCTTTGGGCTGGGGTGAACAGCCCTAGGAGCTTAGCTCGCTGTGCGTGACCACTTGGACGGCTGCATGTTAGACTAGAGACGTGCATGTCAACTCCAGGTGTGTCAGTCTAGCGCTAGATGCCTTGGCCACTCGGACGGCCGCATGTTTAGATTAGACGCGTGCGTGCCATCTCCGGGTCGTCTTGTGCGACTTAGTTGCTTTAGTGACCTGAGCTAGATTAGAGGCTCTCGTCAATTCCAATTTTGCCAGGCTAGCACTAGATGCCTTAGTTCCATGGTTCTCTTTGTCAGGCTAGCACTAGAAGCCTTTTCTCCATGACTGCATTACATGTTACATACTCCATGTTCCACGCCACCACGACGTCACCGATCTCATTTGGAGGAGGTGGACGGACAAAACAATATGAGATCGTCCTCGAGACGTATCCTACATCCTCTCGTTTGGCGCTTCTACGCTGACTTGCCCAGCCCTCTCTATGGCCAACAACAAGAAAGCCAAGAAGAAAGCTACGTGGGTCCCCACAGGGTTGACCTCTCTCGAAGCAGGTCATATGTCGTCACCCCCGGTGCCACCCCTGAGGAACCCAAACCAGGGCAAGCGCGCAGACCAACCCCAGCGCCCGTCTCAACCACCCAAAGACAAGACAGCCCCGTCTCCAGCGAAGCCCAAGGCGGCGCCAAAGGCAAAGTCCGCTGCAAAGAAGAAGCCACAACAGAGAGCTTACTCCTCGAAGCAATTGACCGTGCCCTATGCAATGGCACTGAAGATGCTGGACCAAAAGGTTACCCCAGAGCCGCGGAGTCGCCTAGAACTCCAACGCGGAAGGGTTTCCTTTCCCCTCGCCAGCACCAACGCTAAGTGCATGTTCATGTTTCATCCACAGAACTCTGTTATCTCTGGCGTATTCTACCCAGCTTCTGTGACTGCGTCTACGAGCACCACCTCCTTGAACTTGTTCATATCCGGTGCCGTGGATCAAGATGTCGCACTCGCCTATCCCAATATGGTGACCGGCACTTTCCCCGGTGGCATTCAAGAGCTTCTGACGGTTCCCAGCACCTTCCTGGCCAACCCTACACGGTGTACCGGCGGAGTGTGCACCATCAGCATCACTTGCGGCAGCTCCTCATACGTTCGAGCGACTGTGGGTCGTCTAACTCAGATGGACTGCTTTGGAACACCACTTGTCAAGAACGTCTACAACTCGGCGACTACGGAGGCCAGCCCATACGTGTCTACGTACATGTGTAAGCCCGGCACTACCACCAACATCAAGTTGGTTGCCCCGTTGGAGAATCACGACAGGTTAGAGGCTTTCCAACCCGCTTCTAGCAACATTTCTGTGGACCCTAATGACCCATGGGGAGCTTACGTTGTTTGCTTCCCTGAGGTTGCTGTTGGGTCAACGGATGTGGCCCCCATCTTGATGATCACCACTACACACGGAGTTGAGATGCTGCTACCACTGGACCTCAACCACCTCGCTACGCAACACGCAGCGCTGGATTCCATTGTGAGGCGCTCCCTATCCAATGGGTTCACAGACTCACATACGGGCTACATGCGCATCACCGCATAGGGACAACTCCCGCCCATCACAGACCAGCAAGGGCTGGCTAAGGCTTATGCTATGGAAGACGGAATCTTTGTGGACCGCGGTACTATGTACATCGCCGGGACCAGAGAGCTGTCTGAAGTCATGCAATGGCCTTTGTTGCCTCTCACAGGGAAGTACACAACTAGGTACCTGTCTGCTCTGCGACACAACTTTGGAGTATATCACTACGTCGGCCATTCACTCGGCGGCTCTGTGGCTGCGACTCTTGCAAAAGAGACCCACCACGAGTCAACAACGTACGGTTCTCCGAAGTCAGGCAGCCAAACAGTTGCCAATGTTGGCGACCCTGTGAGCTGGTTCTCGCTGTTGGGCGGGAGGATTTCGCGCTTGAGACTCGGCCTTGGCCACTCTCTGCGCGCATATGGTCTATCAGACCCTAAATGAAGTTCGACTTTGTTGGACGAGTCATGGTGACTTAAAGACCCCCGATGCAGGGTATGCTACACTCAAGTAATCCCCAGAGTGGCCATTCGTGGTTGGGGGTAAACCCGAAGAG